AGATAGACTCTGTAGTTTCTGCAATCGAGTTAAGAATATTCTTTAAACCTTCTCCAACAGGTGATTTTACTTCTTCTTCAACTGATTTAATTGTATCAGGTTTTGTTAATGGTTCACCTTTAAATCTTGCTTTTCTTTCTTCCGCACTTAAATATTCTCCATCCTCATCCTGACCCAATACTCTTGACTTAAAACCATCATCTAAGACTGTCCCTTTCTTAAATGCTTCACCAGTTATCTTTGTTTTCTTTACATTTAATTTCTTCTTAGTTGCTACAGCTTTATCTACTGCATCAAATTTTGATTCTTCTGCAGCAAACTCTTTCTCTGCTTCTGTCATTGGAACTGAAGCATTATATTCCGCTACTTCTTCTGGTGTTGCATGATGAATATTTTCTAATATCTCATCTATACCTTCCTTTGCTTGCTCCTCTTCTGCCTGTTCTAATTCTAATACATTAACTCTTTTCTCAAGTCCAAGAACTCTCACCAAAGTTTTCCTCTGCATTGCAAAGGACTTACTTAATGTCTTATGAATCTGAGCAACTTCAATACCTAATCCTTTTTCAATCCCTTCAACATTAGACGCTAGCTTATAATGAGGATCAAATCTCCCTCTTAAATCCCCTATTATATTTTTATTGTTGCTAGGCATTCGCTTGTTGCTGTTTGCGTTTTAGTTCTTCTTCCTCAAGATGTTGTTGAAGGAGAGCCACATAAATGTCTCGTTCCCAAGGCATCATATTTTCTACCTCCGTCAAACTATATTTATGGTACTGCATCAACGCAAAATTTAACTTGAAATAATTCTCCAAGTTCATATGCGACATGCCTACCCGAAAAAAGATGCCAATCCCTCAAGTACTACTTCACTTTCAACCTTTGTCTTAGGATTTTTAACTGTAATAGTATGCTGTAACTTAGGCATTGTCTCAAAGAACTTTTCAATATCCTTAAACTGAGATGAGTTCATTGATTCAAGAAACTCTTTTACTTCTTTCTTAGTACAATCAGCAGTAGACCATACTTCATCCTCTGTATAGATCTTATCAATACATGATGCAATCAAATCAAAGGACTGATCCATTTGATTTCCTTCTTTAAAATCAAAATTGTTTTTAATAAATTGATCTAGTGATGGATACTTCATCTCCATCATAATCTTAGAATCAATTTGAATCCTATTATTATGATCCTCACTTTTTTCAACTTGTATATCATCTAAGTCAATAGTAACAGGAACTTCTGTTACTTCATCATCGGGACAAATAATATTAACTTCCAACTCTTCTCCAACAGACTTACCTCTGATGTTAAGAAACAGATATTCAATATCAAATGTAGGAAGAGTCTCTACTTTAATTCCTTTAGTGCTAATACAATTTTTAATTACTGTTTTAATTGCAGTAGTAATTTGTTTATTATCTTCGCTCTCCAATGCAAGAACTAAAAGTTTTTCTTCTTTAACAAGAAAAGGTCTGTAGTTAATAGGTTTCCCAGTGGAAGGTAACTCCAACTCATAAGTTGGCGTAGCAATCTTTGGTAAAGGCATAATATCCTAATACAATTCAGTGTACTTTATTTATACACTAATCAGCGACCAAAACTACCCAACCAATTCAATGTATTTGAAGCCCATCTTGCACCACCTCTAAGTTTATTAGCACCCTCTTCACCAAAAGCAAAAGTAACTAATGATCTTACCGCATTTCCTGCTGCATTTGCTACTTGTGAAGGAACTCCACCAGAAGTAAGTACCTCCCAAGCACCCCGAAGATCTCCTGATAGTACTTCCTTTGCAAGATTAGTATACAATCTAAGTGGATCTTTATTTGAAGTCTGCATCCATCCTTTATTCATTACATATCTAACATAACTAAAGGTTACTGTGACCTTTAATAAGTCTGCTGTATCATAAGAAACAGGTACTGAAGTTACAGCAACAGGAAATGATCTAATAAATTCATATTCTAATATCCCACCCATAACTCTCTCATTAGTATTAAAATCCTTTTCAAATTTTATAATCTTCAATCCCTGATCTGCAATATATTCATCAGGATATTTCATTCTATAAAAATAATTTGGATTTTTAGTATCTTCCCTCTGTGTTGCTGTCTCTACACCTACAGCATAATCCATCCAAGTTTCAAAAAGTCTGATCGGAATATAGTTATCTGCATTCACATAAAAAGTAAAATCTATGCCTTGAGTATCATATAATCTACGATGAACATGCTGCTCTGTTACACCAGTACGATCATTATTAACCTCTGTAGTTGCTAGTCTAGATCCTGGTAAAGATACTTCAGAACATAATAAACGCAACTTCCATTGATCATTAGTATTCAAAAACACTCCAGCCTCATTCAGAACCTTATCTGTTAAAAGAGTTTTAAGTTTACTATTAAGAATCTTATTAAAAGGGATTTGAACCTCAAAATTATTTGTAGTGGCAGGTCGAAGCAGATGATTCTTTACATCTGATATCTTCCAAGGTGCTAAGAAAGTCATTTATAAATATTATTTGACCTTATATATTATGTATAAGAGATGGCTGAAAGTAAAAAAAGTTTATTCAAACCTTCTCATCCCCGAAAGTATAAAGGAGACATAACTAATATCATTTGTAGAAGTACATGGGAAAAAAAGTTTTGCCATTACTGTGATTTGAATGAGAATGTAATTGAATGGGGAAGTGAAGAATTCTTTATACCATACCGTGCTCCTGATGGTAAGGTTCGTCGTTATTACCCAGACTTCATTATGAAAATAAAAGAAAGTAATGGTGGTACGAAAACATATGTTATTGAAGTTAAACCTGCCAAGCAAACACGACCACCAAAGAAAAGAAAGAAAGTGACCTCATCATATCTCTATGAATGCAAAACTTATGCTATGAACCAAGCAAAATGGAGAGCAGCATTTGAGTGGTGTAAAGATAAACGAATTGAATTTAAAATCATAACAGAAAAAGAATTAGGTATCCATCATGGTAGATAGTTTTGGATTTAATGATGGAATAGAACAACGAACAGAAGACAATCGTATCAGACAATATCTAAGTGACCTCAACAACAGAACTAATGATCCAGAAGAAATGATGCTGGAGATTATGGAAGTTCTAAATGAAACTGTAGAACCTATTCCTGAAGTAGGTAAGTTCTATACCTTTGTATATAATGCTAAGACTCCTGGTGAAACTTATGACCAACATCCTTTGATTGCTTGTACTCATTTAGAACAATGGGGATTTAAAGGTATCAACTTTCATTGGAGAAAAACAAGAAACTATACATGGAATGAACTAGCAGGACAACTCTATGTTGTTCAACCAAATGAACTTGATGACCTCCTTGCTATACCTTATGGTAAATACATACTCAATCCTCGCTAAATAATAAAAAAGTTAAAAGATAAATGACTGCTGGTGGTCCTAACGAATACGGAGACGACTCCAAAAAGAACAGGTTTGTAGATCCTGCTACTGGAGAAGCATACTTTGTTATCGTAAATAAAAAAACAGGTAAGACTAAAATATATAATGAAGAATGGGGTGAAGATAAGTATATTGGAGAGTTTGATCCTGAAACAGGTAAAATAAAATATAATAATAACTGGTGGGGTGGTGCAAGAAAAGAAGAGAAAGCATTCTTTAATGATAATAAAACCTTAATAAAAAACCAAGCAAAGAAAGTAGTTACCAAAGAAAAAGTAAAAGAAGAAAACCTAAGTGCTAAAGAAGCAGAAAAGGAAGCTAGTAAATTACTGGGTGAGCAAAATTTAGAATATCTTAAAACAACATCAGCAGAGGGAACATCAGAACTTAATGAACCATTAGTTGGTGGTCGTGTATATGTTTATCCAGCATCCTTAAGGACAAGAGGTAATTCACAAGACACGATACAAATAAGACAGATAGAGTATCGTGCAAGTGGATTAAATCAAGAATCTTTAAGTGGAGTTAATGATAGAAGTAAATTATCAGATGAAGAAAAGAAACTAGGAGCAACTGTTATCCTTCCTATTCCTGGTGGTATTGGTTCTAATAACACTACAGAGTGGAATAGTACCACCATGAATGCTTTAGATGCTGCTAGAGCACAATTCCTTATGAAAACTAGTGAAGCAGGTGCAGGTGAGGCAATAAATGAAGTTCAGAAAAAATTTGAAAATGCAAATCTAGGTGATTTAAAAACTGCTCTTGTCAATGCCATTTCTAGTGGTGCTGGTCAGGGTAATGAACTTTTAGCCAGAACCTCAGGGCAAATATTCAATCCAAACATGGAAGTTTTATTTAAAGGTCCAACAATAAGAGATTTTAGTTTCAACTTTCAATTCGCACCAAGAAATGATGGAGAAGCAAAGACTGTTCTACAAATTATAAGATTCTTTAAACAAGGAATGGCACCGATTAGAACAGAAGGAAACTTATTCTTAAAAACTCCTCATATATTTGAACTTAAATATACACATAAAGGAGGAGATCATAAAGGTTTAAATAAATTTAAAGAATGTGCTTTAACAGGATGTCAAATTGATTATACTCCCGATGCAAACTACTCTACTTTTGAAGATGGTGTAATGACATCATATGGAATGACTCTTGGATTCAAAGAACTTACACCAATTTACAATGATGATTATGGTAAACAAGTCCCTGCAGAAATAGGATTCTAACATGTCAAAAAAATACTTCTCTCAAGTCCCAGACTTTCAATATGTTAGCAGACTTCCTAATGCTACTATATCAGATTATATTACAGTAAAGAATCTTTTTAAAAGAGGAAAATTAAAAGAAGATGTTGCAGCAGACGCAACACTCTTTACTAAGTATAAAATAAAAGGAGATGATAGACCAGATAATGTAGCATCTGAAGTCTATGATGATCCTAACTTAGATTGGTTAGTAATGTTATGCAACAACATAATAAATCTTCAAAGTGAATGGCC